TGGTGGCGCGAACCGTGTTGAGGTTGATTGCTGCCATCAGTCTTCAGCGATGATGTCGCGCCATTCCTTGCGGACATAAGCCTCAAGCTCCTTGCCGATGAGATCGGGGAAGCCTGGCTTAGTGCCTTGTCTGGTGCGGTACTTACCACCCCACGATGGCGGGAGGTTAGTGCCGTAGCAAACTGCCTCGGCGTACTCGACGTTATTAAAGACAACGCCCTGGTAAGGGTTATCGGTATTGACCTGCCAGCCCTGGATCAATCGCCCGGTATCAACAGGCGTTCCGACGGGGGGCTGACGGAGCTTTAGCTCTGCCTGCCATTGCAGCGTCGTGCGTTTAACCAGTTTCTTGACCTGATCGTCCATCAGGTCCGGGATCTGATCTAGGCGGATGTTGCGTGGCATCGTTAAGCCCTCAGGATCAGTTCGTAGACAATCGCCGTGTTCGCCTGCTCCGTGATGTTCACCTGAATGATCTGGTGAACCACGCTGCTGATAACAACCCGATCCTTAGTCTCAGGCGCGGTGCTAACAGCAGCAGCCGCGATCAGCAAGCGCTTGTCGCCTGCCTGAATCAGCTCGTTGAGCTCTCTCAGGCTGACGTCAGACAGGACGCCTTTGACCGTGGAGTCTGACTCGCTTTCGGTGATCGCGCCTGTCGTCGTGTTATAGCTGCCGCCGGTCACGATCCGAACGGTTACATCGCCACCGAACTTGCTAACGACCTTGCTGGCAACCTTGCGTAGCGAGCTGGAAAGCGCCATCAGATTCGATACGCAATACACGCCCCATTCTGGAGCGTGATACTCGTGATGTACCCCGCGAGATGAGCGCCCTGGTCAACGCTCACACCACTGAAGCTGTCGTCAATGATGTTTGTGCTGACGATCGAGTCGATCGTGCTGTTTTCGTAAAAGTCGACCTGAATAAAAGTGCCAGTATGCGTCTCCGTATCATTAATGACTTCCGCGCCGATCGCGTAGTCAACGCCGGAGATCGCTGAGCCTGCTTTTGCCATGTCAGATCTTGTAGGCGATTACAGCGCCGCCGCTGTTAAGCGTAAAAGCAGTAAAAACTCCCTGGATTACAAACCCAGCAGGTAGCGACTCACCCACAAGGCTGTTGCCAGTCCAGTTCTGCGCCGTAAGCGCACTAAAGCTGGTGTTGTTCTTCAGGATCGAGATCTTGTTCCAGCGCCCAGTTCGCTCAGTCGTGTTGCTGACGAAATCAGCGCCAATGCTGTAGCTCGGGTCAATCTGAACGCTTCTATGCATGATCAGAGCCTGTAGGCGACGACAGTGCCGCTGGTCAGCGTGACGCTAGTGAAGACCCCATACATCTCGCAGCTCGCCTTTAAGGGGATCGCTGAGAGGGTGTTGCCGGTGTAATCTTCAGCCGAAAGGCTGGCAATCACCGAATCCTCAAGGGCAACGATCTTGCCGAAACGCCCGGCATGGGCGCTGGTGTCGTCGATGAACTCAGCACCGGGGTAGGCGTAACCCATGAATCAGCTCCGCTTAACAGCGATGTTGCCAGGTCCACTGATTCTAAGCCCGGTGAAATAACGCTCTACCATCGGCGGGATGCGATCAGCACCCGTCGCACCATAGGTGTTAGGCGTAACGTCCAGGTTACCGATCTTGACGTTCTTGTAGTCCTCAAGCCCGCTAAGACCCAGCCCGTCCTTGTTGTTGTTCAGGTAGACCGCCAGAACCGCCTGCGCCTTCTTGACCTGATCCGGGATCTCGGTGTCCGTGAAGTAGTCAGTCGTAATACGAAACGGAAAACCAACCGAGTAAGTATTGATGTAGGTGTCTGGCTTTCGGACTCCAGTGCGCGGCCACTGGAGAGACTGCGTATCAGTCGCACGGGCACCTAAAAAGCGTTCACGATCAATCCGCTGGGTAGCGGTATACAAGGCACGATTCTTCTGATCGTCCGTAGCAGACGCCCAAGCGGCTACGTCATCGTCCTGGACTAAGCCGTCGATGATCGCGTTAGCGTCACTCAGGGTCAGGTAGCTGTTTGCGCTTGCGCCCCCGACTGTTGCGTCGATTGAGATTGCCATCGGGCGTCTCGGAAGGTTTATCAGTTACAAGCTCGGGAGGGGCAGAGGCTGCCGCCGTAGCAGCAGCCTCAAGTTCCCGTGCTCGCCTAAAAGCGAACAACCCCATGATCAGGAGGCAGCAGCCTTGATCACGGCGTAGTTGATCACTACAGCTTCGCCCAGAGAGCCAGCGGACACATTGCCGAGGGTCAGGTCGAAGGAGCCAGCGGCGACAGCACCACACCCGAGGGTGTAGGAGCCGGAAGTGCCGCCAGAAGCGATGCAAGCGATAACCACGTCAGTGGCTGCCACTTTGTCGTTGGTCACGGTAAAGGTGACCTCAGCGCCAGCCGCAAGGGCTGCGTCGTGGGTGGTGATCTGACCAGCAGCCTGGTTCAGAGTCACGCCTGTTGCCTTGCTGGTTGCTTGGGTAACAGCGCCACCGGAGGTGTAGCCGATTGCCTTGCCAGCACCGATCTCAAACAGAGATGCCATGGTTAGTTCCTCCTATCAATCAAAGTTGGAGGTGTTCGTGGCGCGAACGATGCCGAGGTTCTTAAGCTCGTACACCTTCGACCAGTTGCCAACCGTTTCCAGCTGAGCGCGGGTGGGGTTGACAGTAGTCACCGCCCACTTCGAACCAACCGGGTGGTAGCAATAGTGCAGGTCGATCGACATGGCATCGCTCTTGGCGAGGATGTCACGGTCGGTCTCCGTTTGCATCGCCATTTGCTCGCCGCTAGCGACAGCGCCTTCGGTGAAGAAGTACGTTGCGTATTCGGACGAAGCACCGCTGCCCTCGGTTTGCACGTCATCAGAAACGATGACCCGCAGACCCATGTAGGTCGGGACAGTGGGGTTGCCGAAGGCAGCAACCATCGAACCACCGGATTGAGTGGTGCTGGTGCCGCGAGCGTCGGCAGTGCTGACATAGTCGATTGCACGGCGCTCAACCAGGTCGTAATAGACCTTGGAGTGCATACAAACGGCGGCCAGCTTGTCGCCTTGATCGCCCAGCAGGGAGCGAGCTTCAGCAACGTGGCGTGGGCTGAGCACGGTGGGGGTGTCACCAGACTCGCCATCAATGGTCAGACCAAAGAAGGCAGCGGAAGAGCTGGTGGTGCCCAGGGTGCCAAACACACCTTTGAGGCAGGACAGCAGATCCTTCTGACGCTGGTTAGCAACGTAGTCAGCAACCTTGGCACCGATAGCAGCCATCGGATCGCTACCAGCTGCAAGTGCAGCCAGGTCACGAGCCTCGAAGGCACGACCACGGTGAAGAATGACGCCAACCTGCTTGTCAGCAGTGATTTTGCCGGGGGTCAGAGAAGAGCTGTCAGACAGCACTTCAAAGTCACCAGACAGGTTTGCCTTCCAGAAAGGCACATTGATGAAGTCACCGCCCTCGGTGGCATTCAGCTCAGCCATCGGACGCACAACACCGCTAGCCAGGAAGGCATCGCGCTGAGTGGTCTGTTCGATGACATACGGCGTAAATACCTCAGGAACGATGATGTCCGACCGAAGAGTCGCCATCGTTTAAGTCCAAAAGTGTTTTTACAGAACGGGCGCAGCCCTAATACCAGCGCAGCCGGTTTGCTGGAAGTTTAACGTGCTGCTTGTGCTTTCAACCTTTCGTATAAATCACGGTCAGTCTTAAACAGTCGTGATTGTTCGGTCAGGTTGTAACTCTCAGGAAGGAACGGATTAGCAACGCCAGCGGGGATCTCGCCGGAGCTGCGTCCGATAGGTGCGCCGCTGCCCTGGGGCTTCGGCTGCTTCTGCATCCAGCTAGGCAGGGTCTTTGCCCATTCAGTGACCGGGGTGCGCTGGTAGCCGTCAACAACGACAACCGTGCCGTCAGGTTCACGCTCGATCTGATCCGGCGACAGCTTGGTCTTCATGATCAGGTCTGGATCATGAACGATATCTGCCAAGGCGCTAACAGCGGGCGTGAGCAGCTCAAGCTCACGAACACGCTGCTCTAGCTCTGCGATGCGCTTGTCCTTTTCCGCCGTCGCCTCACGGAACTGCTGCTCCAGAGCTTGCCTCGCTTCAGAGTATTTCCCCTGCGATTCGAGTTCCTGCTGTTCGGCTTGTCTTTTGAACTGAATCAGCTCCTCGATGTCAACACCATCAGGAACTGCCTTTGCTCGATCAACTGCTTTTTTGTATTCGTCAAGCAGTTGGGCGTTCTTCTTGTCCATTGCTTCTAACCGCTTTTGCAGCGAAGCAATCTCTTGTTCGGCTCCAGGTGCCGCAGGCTCCTGAGCTTGAATCTCGTCAGACATAAAACCCGCAGGGTTTATTGGCGGACCTAGATTAGTGGTTGGTAACTAGGGATGTCAAAACGGGAATGGAACACGCCGGTGCGTGAACCTTGGAATCCCCTGATTTATCAATGCCTGAAGGCGATAGACCGCCATATGGCTGAATACCTTGCAACCGGCAACAGTTGGCACGCAGCCAAGGCTCAGGATCTGCGCTGGTATGTCGCGGAGCTGAAAACCTGGATACATGATCAGGAAGCTACCACTTAACCTTGTCAGCCCAATATGCGGGGGACATCTTGCCTTTAGCGATGTTCTTGGCGTGTCTCGCCTTAAATGATGCCCTTCTGGCTTTGTCCGCTGCTGATTCTCCTTTTCGTGCTGGTGAGCCTGACACGCCCTTCTGACCAAATCTGATCAGCCGTACCTTGTCGCCTTCTTTGACAAGGACAGCGTGGGATTTACTCGGATGGCTTGGTGTCCGCTTCGGCTTGTTGTAGCCGTCAAACTGCTCACCGCGATAGCTGATCATTTCCGCCTCGGTGCCGCCGATAACTCAGAGCGTTTTTTGAGGACAGGGTTGCCGGTGCTTTCGGACTTGATCGCAACGACCGGATCATCGGCAGTGCCAAGCCTGGTAACAGTGCCGCCTGTTGGTCCCTTGATCGAATGGCTGCCGGCTCCAGGGGTGCTGGTTACAACGCCGTAGGTCCTAGTGCCCTGGTACATCCAGCTGACACGATCACCGCGTTTCATTTCCTCCCTCCCTTTTTCTTAACGCCTGCTTCACGCAGCGCGATTGCTACCGCCTGCTTGCGGCTTTTTACCTTGGGTCCCTTTCCCGGCCCCGGCTTGCCGCTTTTTAGCTTCCCCGTTTTGTACTCCTCCATTACCTTTCCGATCTTCTTTTGCTGCTTTTTGGTCGCCTTTGCCATTGATCGGCTCCACTTGCCCTAATGCTAAGCCGAACTTATTGCGCCATTGCAGGGTGCCGTCTTCAAGCTTGACTTGCCTCGCTAGCACCTGCTCGCCGTTGAGGTTAATCGCCTGGAACTCCTGGTTTGACATTGGGATACTTGCTAGCCAGTTGATTCAAGGTTAGTTCGGTCCCATCCTCACGGACAAAACGACGGACAGCATCAGTCGGTCCGTACTTCTTAGAGAGATAGTTGAAGTAAGGTGTCTTGCTGCCAAAGACCTTTTCCTTCTGCTCCGGGTTGGCTTGCAGCCATTCGCCGTAGGTCTGCCTGATCTCTAGCGTCCGCTTGGCGAAGCCTTTAACAAGCGGCACCCGCATCGAGCGGCAGTTGAAGTGAACAGGCGGTTGCGGTCCCTCGCCCCAGTTGTAAACCTTGCCGTCGAGTGCTCGGCAGATCGGGGAGGTCCGGCTATCAAGGACAGCGGTGTAGCGATACCGCTTGGTTGCATCGGGGTTCGCTAGGGCGACCTCCTGCATCGCAGCATCGTTGACTTGGGTAATGCTGCTGCGGACGATGGCGCGGATCTGGTTATTCGCACGAGCCGTGACCAATCCGCCCTGTTGAATCTGTTGATTAACAGTCCCGAGCCGTTCGCGGTTCAGCCTTCCCTTAAGCCTGCGGACGATGCTCTCCGTCGATTCGCCAGTCAGGAGACCATTCCGAACCGCCTGCGAGAACAGCTCTGCCTGTGCAGTGCCGATGTCCTCGAACGCCTTCCGCACGATCTGACCGTTCGGCAGGGTAAGAGTCACGCCATCAGCAACGGTTACGCGGGCGACGGTGCGAACAGCTCCTGGCAGCTGATCGCTTAGGGAAACGATCCCGAGCTGGGTTGGATCGGAGGTAACGACCGCCTGGGCGAACTGCGGACTGATCTCGACCGTGCGAACAATCGCCGGAGCGCCGGGAGGCTGCAGATCCCGAAGCTGCTGAACCATGAAGTCGCTCTGCAGGACAGCTAAGCCCTGAAGCTCCTCGGTCATCAGCATCGTGCTATCGCCTGACCAAGTAGCTAGCGACTCCTTTAGCTGAGCAAGAATGGCGCGTAGGCGAGCTGCTGTCTGCGGCGCAGAACTAGGGTCTAGCGCTGCCAGCCGTTCGGTCGTGTCAAGGATGACGTCGTTGTACGCCCTGACGATGCGACGAGTAACACCGTTGCTGTAGCGGTTTAGGTCAATCGCGTTGCGATAGAACTCAGCGTGCTGCGTCATGGCACGATCCCTATCTCTTCTGCTGGACAGGGAGTCATTACTAGGACATCAGCGCCCGCCCGCAAGCAACGCTCGATCAGCTCATGCAAGACAAACTCGACGTGCTCGACATCCTCTTCTAGTTGCATCTCTTCGACCTCATATTCTTTGCCTTCACGAAACCAGGTACAGCGGATGACAGCAAAGATGCGATCCGCTAGCGGTTTTTCGAGGACCGTGAGCTGTTGCTTGCGCGGCTTCGATGCGCCCATTGGAGTCCTCCGGTTGCCTCACTATGCCGGGATCTCTTCTGTATCTTCCGGCTCTGCTGACTCTTCTGGGATCGTGCTAACAGCGCGGGGTTCAGGCGGTGCCATCTCGACATAACCGCCTGCCTGGGTTGACTCCAGCTCTTCCTCGACATCAAACTCATCGCCCAGGACTTCGCCTTCATAAAGCTGGTCGAGCAGAGTTTTCTGGCTAATCGTGCCAGCCGTGTAAAGCTGCAGGAGCGCTTGAATCTCCTGAGGCTCCAGACGAGCACCAAGGAAGTCACGATTAACAAAGCTGCTACCCACTTCCTCGATATTTAGATAATGGGCGTGATGAGCTAAGCAATTGTCGATTAGATCTTGCATGTTCTGCGCGATGACCATCATCGTGCTATCGCCTTGGCTGCGGTCGATGCGCTTCGATTCAGCGGTCTCAGCAGAGAGCTTCTGACCGAGGACAGCAGAGAGACCTAGTTCGTTGATCTGGCTAGCGAGCTGATCGAGGCGGCGGAACTGAGAGTCGAAAGCGTTACTAGGGGGAGCGATGTATTCCGCCCGTCCGTCACTTGGGAAGCTGATCGCTTCGCCTGGACCGGCGCTAACTTCTTCTGCCGATTGCGGGAAGCCATAGAACGCCAGCATCGGCACTGCCGAAATATGGAGCTGGTTATCGAGGTCGCTTTGGACTTGATACGCCTTGAGGTTGAGATTGGCGATGTCCTCAAGCGGCGGGCGTGACTCCATAAAGTTCACGCGGTTCGAGTAGGCGATAGCAAACGGGATGTGATCCATCGTCGTTGTACCGCTGTCATGTACAACAAACTGCCCTTTAGCGTCGTGGCGGTGGATCTCGAAAGCGCCAGGCGTCAGCACCCGGACCTGCTCGACCTCCTTTTCGCCATAGTCACCATCGGGTTCAACGACCTTTTCAAGGAGGCGTAGCTGAGTGAGCTTCTGCGCTCCGTCGATCAGCTCAGTACGCCAGCCGAGGATCTCTCTTGGCGTGTACGTTACCCAATAGGGACGCCCAAGCTCGCCAGCGGCAGGGGCATCAACCAGGACACCGATGTGCCCATAGCGGACCATCTTG